TGGCATCTCTTGGTTTTCTAACGCAGTAACAGCCCCTTCAAACCCAGGAACACTAGCCTGAGGTTGCATCTGAGGCATAGGCTGTGGCATTGCTTGAGCCATGATGTCGTCTTTGACGGTAGTCATGGGTGGGGTCTTACCTTTAGGAGCAGCCTTAATAATATCTAGTAAAGCCAACATAGTAGGCAAATCACCTTGCTTTTCTGCTTGGTTGTACTTAGTAATTAAGGAAGATAAATCTACTCCTGCATACGCTTTTTTACGTTCCTCGAGCGGAAGTCCTAGCATTTCCATATTGACTCCTTAAGCAGCACTAAATGCCTTGGATAAGGCAAGAGCTGGAATACCATAACCAAGAACCTGCTGAGCCACATTAGGCTGAGCTTGATAACTAGATGAAGTTGTATCTGCTTTAACAGGTAAGCCACGCAGCATAGCGTTGTAAAACTCAAGCTGGCGATATGGAAACTCACGTTGAGCCAAGAAGTCTTGGTAAGCCAAATCAAGAGATTTCTGACGTTGGCTTTGCTCTGAACCAGCTACAGCTTGTTGAGCTTGTAATCTAGCAAGGTCGGTAGACTGTATATCTTTACCAATCTGACTAAGTTGACCAGCGCCTGTAAGAGCAGTCTGTAGACCACGTAACCCTACATCAGCACCAAACTGACGGGATTGTTCGGCGGCTTTCTGAGCCTCCATTGTTTGACCAATATTAAGTTGCTGCGCCGACATACGACGAGCTTGGTCACGTTCAAACTGAGCCTGAGCATTCTCAAAAGCAGACTGGAGACCTTTAGTCTGAATATCAGATAACTGAGTTCCTAAAGCTTTTTCTCTTTCAGTCTGCCCCAAAAGTTGACGAGCACCGCCATAAGTACCTTGACGAGCGGCACCTAAATTAGTAGCCTGTTGGATCTTCATTGCGTCAAGAGCAGCCTGGCGCTTAGCAACATCAGTTACACCCTGTTGGTAAGGAGACATGTATTGCTGCATCTCAGGCGTTCCAAACATGGAAGAAGTAGCACGCTCAGGAGTGAATTGTCCAGCACCATACTGAGTATTTAGCGCACCAAGTGTTGCGGCTCCAGTTGCTTGAGAAGCCCCTGTTAATTCACCAGGACGTTGTAAACCATAAGTTTGCTGAAATAGTTGTTGTTGCTGGGGACTATAGCCCTCAATACGTTGCCCAGTGTAGGGGATATAACCTTCTTGAGAAAGAGCCTCGGCACGTTCCATACCCCGTTCAAAATACGGTTGAGCGTATTCGGGTAAATTACTTGTATAGGTAGTAGATTGTTGAGGTCCACCGCCACCACCACCAGAATCCATAGCGTTACCCAAAGGTAACAACTTACGTTTCATTCCTAATAGATTCATACCATAGCCTCTTCTTTTTTCATCCAGCGCATTGCTTCACTTTGTAGGATACCGTAAATCAACATGTCTTTGGTACCGTATCCTTGCCTAATAATTCCTTCACACTTAAAACCTAAACTTTCAAGCATACGTCTAGCCTTGGCGTTGTCAGGCTGTGTTCTTGCAGTCATTCTTATGCAACCTAAATTATTAAATACGTAACTTAAAATTTCACCAATAACCCGTTTGTTTACCCAATACTTAGAACTTCCGTCACTAGCACCGCCAAAATAGATGTTAATTCCATCGTAATCAAACAGAATCACCCCACCTAATAACTTCTTTTCATTACCAATACCAATGGTGTAATACCACTTAGGTTTCCCGTTTTTAACGGGCATACGCTCTAAAATCCAGTCCGAGAAATCACATCCGTGAATTACTTGTAACATAGTTAAGCGGGTACGTATCTATCACCTTTAATTTGTTTACCTTGTTTCTTAACCCCAGTTCGTGCCTTACGAACTCGATCCATCATTTTGTATAGTTTGTCAGCACCTGCATTGCTAGAACCATTTCCAAGCCCAGATACTACGTCAGCAGGTACGATAAATTCGTCACGAGATAGAGCTACTTTCTGCCTACCTTCAATATTTCCATAGACTTTATCTTCCATGCCGTCCCCATTACCACGCACCTGTCCTTCTTTTTGGATACGTGTAATACCGCCTAAAGCCATTTGCGTACCGTATCCTCCTGGTCCTCCTGGAGATATTTGTGGTGCTCGTGGAAGAACAGCTGGCTGAGGGCGCATCATATCAAGACTCATACCAGGACCGCCAGTCTTTGATCCTTCAAATGCTTGTGGACCCATACTATTTGGGTTTAAATTAAAAGAACCCTGCAAATTTATTTGTCCACCATCAGCATAAGTATTAGGGCGTGAAGCTTTGGTCATTTGAGTGCCAAACCCTGGTTGAGAAATAGGGGCTGAGAATTGAGGCAATCCAGCGGGGGAGCCTTTTAAGTTAATCATTTGCTGCAACTGCTGCATGTAAGCTGTGTAATCGTCGGGTAGCCCAGTAGGCATACCTACTGGTGGAGTACCTCCACCCTGCATCCCAATATAACCGCCCTCTTTTACATAAAGAGCATTGGGTCGGAAGTATTCAAACTCACTGGATGTATCGTATGGGTTAGGGTTTTCCCTATAGTTACGCTTGTATGGATCAGCTTTAGTTGACGAAGCATAAGTTTTCTTGCCGGGTGGCTCATACGGTTTGTCTTCTTGCGAACTAATGGCAAGAGAACCTAGACGAGAAGCTGTAGCCATTGGGTCTGCTGTTATTGCTTTAAATGCTGCACCGGGGTCTGTAAATCCACGCTCAATACCGGCCTGTAAATTTGCTCTAGTAACTGCCCCCGGACCTGTAGTAGGCGGTGCAGTTTGAGAAATAGATCCTGGAAGCTGAGAAGCCCCTTCTTGGAACACCCCTTGCTGAGACGCTAAAGCATCTAAAGCTGAAGTATCAGCAGAAGTAAGAGTTGACGCAACATCTGGGGTTATTGTTGGTGCTATAGGCGTTCCTAGTTCTGTTAACTGAGGAAGTGCTTGTTGTCCTAAACCTTCTGCACCAAAACTAGCCAAACTACTTGTTAAACCAGCACCGCCATAGGCTCCTAAAGCACCTTTTAGACCACCCATTAAACTATTTGTCCGTACACCTTCTACAGCGCCAACCACTGCGGCTGCGCCCATAGGGGTAATAAATGGGGATAAGGCTGCGCCAGCAATCATAGGCATAAAGCGCATAAAGTTAAAAGCTTCGGGTAAACCCGTATCCGGGTTAACTGTCATCTTTGCGCCGTACCGCTCACCTAAATACTGCAGTCCAGCGACTTCTCTTGGGTTAACGTGGATAAGCATTGTGTCGCCATTGCGACCCCGTTTTGCAACCTCTGAACTAAGTTGTCTAATGCTCATACGCGCCTCGTATTGGTAATTTGTTGAAAGTTTATCATGTAGGGCTTTATTTATATAGTGTTTGTAGTATTAACTATTACAGTGCCAATCTGTCCAAATCCTGTGACGCTAATTGGGGCTACTTTGGTTTTATTAAAAGCGGAAACAAACGTAATTGAACCAATTACTGAAGGAACAGCCGGACGAGCATAGGGGTTAGTTGGAGTAGTCCAAGCAACGTCGTGATATAAATAAACACCGTCTATCGGAGTTGTAGGATTACCAGCCAAATCTGTTGCCCAATATAGCTCAATTTCATCCCCTGCGTCTATTTCAAAAGTAATTTCTGAATAGGCGGCAACGTAGCCTTCTTCACCAGCCACTGCGCTTTTACGAGCTGGAATATGAAATATTGTGGCTGAATTAGGTATGTCGCTGTTATTAACTTTAAGCCAAACTGTGGCATAGTGAATAGCATTTGCTGTATTAATAAACTCAATACTGTAAGTTATTTTATATACCCCGGCATAAGCAGCTGTAGCAGATCCGGGCGAGTTAAGAGTCCAACCAAATCCTGAATCTAAAGTATTAAAATTAATAACTGTTGGCGTGTCATTTCCACTAGCTACCTGATCTGTAGAATCTGATGCAGCTATGTGAGGAAGTATTAATCCATCACCAAACCCTTCAAACTCGTTTGCATAAAAATTAGTACCCATAAAGGTACCGCCAACAAAATTACCCCCTAGGAAACCATTAGACCGAATAAATTCAGACATCATGGACGACACGTTACTGTAAGTTGCTGTGAGTGTGGACGTAGCAACGTTATTAGCAGTCATCACCGTACCATCAAACTCGCCACCATAGAAGTTATCTGCCCGATAAGACTCGGCTTGATTAGGAGTTAGGGAATCTAGTTGGTTAAAGTAAAGACGCAGTGCCCGAATAATGTCGGTCATCGTCCTCTGATCATACTCAGCATTGGGTATAGGTAAGGCGGGAGCCCTAAATCGCTCTAGAGCCATTAACGCTTACCATCGGCACGCCCATCTAGACGGGGGCTACCCAACTGCCATTGAACACCTAGGGCAGTAGAACTTACTTTAATTGCCATCTGACGAGCTCGAGCCCGTATAAATACTTGATCTGTATAGACCCCTATTGAACTCTCTACCACGCTCTGACTGTCAAACGGGTCAGTCTCAAAGCTACTACCTGGGAAGTTACGAGGACGAACAGCAAAATTAACCGTTGGAGTTGCAGAAGTAGAAGCCGTAAAGTTAACATCAGGGATCATACGACGGGTAAGAATGAACTTCTCGCCATCATCTAAGTCAAAGTCAGACGACTGGATATAGGCTTCCATAGGCAGAGTATCGTCATTAATACCATTTTCATGGTCAAGTAAATACCCAATCTGTGTAGCCTCATCGTATTGAATAGCTTGTGGGAACTCCCTTGACGGAGAATCTAGCCAAGCGGTGCGCTCAATATTGCCGTAGTACCAGATTTTCTCAAGGTAGTTATAAATTATGTAGCGGTCATTTGAGTTTGAATTAGCACTGGGATAGAACCACCATACCTCATTAAACCCTTCGTTAGTGCCAGACACAATTTTATCCGCTTGGCTATAGTCAACGTCTTGGAATAAGAAAGTACGCAAGGTGCAAGGAAGCGTCTCAACCCGTCCAGAGTAGGCATAGAACTTATCATGCCCCATCCAGTAAGTAACGTTATTAGCCGATACGCAAGAACGGGGGGAGATAATAGAAATATTATCGGCAAGCTCTTGCAAACTAAACACATCTGTTGTGCCAGTATATTGGAACGAATACAAATGGGAATCCGTAAACACTAAGATTTCTTGTCGAGTTGGCAATGCACGGACAATCTGCGAACCACGAGAAATCCGTATAAATCCAGCTGTATTAGTAGGTAGGGGATTCCATACATTAGGCTGATCTTGGGTAGCCCAACGGATTAAAAGAGGATCAAAGTCAGTTGAACCACCACCAAAAGGCTGAGCACCAAAGGCTAATAAATGTTTGTCGTTTTGCGATACAAGTATCTGCATTGCCTTATTAGGTACGTCAGCAGGGGCAACTCCATTAAGAGTAAGCCCAGACAAAAGAACGGCTCGATCCGCAAGAGCAGTATCAATATCGGCAGTGCCTCGCTCCCAGTAATAAATTTCGCCATCACGAATATTAGCTACGGCGTCATTATCAAAATTATCAAACCACCAATCACGTTGCGGTAGGTTTATAGGTGTAGCACTTGCAAGCCCCCAACCAATACCAGGAGCGCTATACACCCCCGTACCCCATCCATAACCTAACGTATTCCCAGAGTTACCAATAGAGATTTCATATTTAGAAGTTACCGCACCCCCACCGTTACCGGAGTCAGAACTATTAGCTAATACAGGTAAACCTGTGGTTGGGCTTTTGGCAGTAATACTATATGCGTTAGCATTAATCGTGGTTACTTCGTAGTTTTGATTAAGAACTGCAGCGGTAATATTGCCACCAAGCGTCACTGCCCCACTAAACGTAACAAAATCACCTGTACTAGTATCTGACCCAGAGTTAACAACTACTAAAGTAGAAGAGCCAGTAGTAGCAGTAAAAGTAGTAGCGTTTACAGATGTAGCCCTAAGAGGGGTTATATCGTAGAAGATACCGCCTACTTCAATATATAATTTTTTATTTGTACCAATTCCAAGCAAATTATCAGAATAAGTCGTTAGCCAGTTGTACATTTGGCGACCAACACCAAGCATAAAGTTAGGGGTAGCCCTAATCCACCCACCTATTTTTTGCGGGTATCCAGATAGAAAACGAATCTTATCGCACTCAAACCAACCCCCTTCGTTAGAGTAATTGGTCTGGTCCCGGTTTAATCCTGGTTTAAAATTAAGTTTGATAAACGGCATATTATGGCTGTGTCATGTTAAACGCTATAGATATTCTATCTTCATCAGACAGATTTGAGTCTACGTAATGCCTTAAATAAGCTGGGAAAACTAACACGTCGCCTACTTTTGGAGTAATTTCGGAGTATCCGTAAAAGTATTTTATAGTGTCGTCAATCGGGAAAGCCTCTGACATAGTTGGGTTTAAAAACACAATTTTTCCACTATTTGGGTTTGTTTTTAAATAGACAGTACCTGAAAAAGCAGCTCCTCTATGGGTGTGTATACGGTTTGAATTATTTTTTCTATTGATGTTTACCCAAGAATTGTTTAGCCTCAAATTCATTTCAATATCGTCAGATATTACCTTTAACACTGGGAACAGCTTATCTTTTAGGGAAACAAAGTGCTCACTCAGGTTTATACTTGGACTTTGATAGCCTCCTAAATTACTTCTGGAAGCAGAGGACATCTTAGACTCAATGTCATAGCACGTAGCAATTTCTGCCTGAAAATCGTCACCGAGATTGAATTTCCATATTGGAGTTACAAACGGAACAATTTTTTCAATTTCCATATTATGGTTTACCCTAAGATAAAAATAACGCCCGTTCATCGTTTCTACGAGTAACTAAGCCTTTTAGTACTTTACCGCCAGCGAGCGTATATTTCAAGAACTCTTCTGCCGCCCCTTCCATTTCGCCCCGAAGAACCTTTTGACGGAGGGTTGAGCGCTGTAGTGTTCCAAGCCCAACATTAAAGCTAAAACTAACAAGAGCATCGAACTGACCTTGAGTGAGCTTAACGGGACAGTAGCGTTCAACACCTCGCTCAAAGCGATTAAGATCGTCTCTAAGAATTCCATCTACTTCCTCCATCGAAAAGGTACGGTCATCTTTGTACTCCAGTGGGTAGGCATCCCGCTCGTCTATTTTCAAAGCACCTTGCCGTGGGTAGAGTACATGCCCAACACCAATCGTCCACAATTTTGCGGGACAGCGATAAGGACGCTGGCGTACACCCTCATGGTGCTTAATCATTTTGATTGCTTTATCGCTTACTTTCATTTCTTACTAAATGCCTGAGTCCCGAACCAGAAAGCTATGATGGAAGCCAAAATCTGCATCTCATCCGCATCAAATACCATTGGGATAGCCTCGGCAAACGCAACGCCAGATGACCACGCCCACCAGATAGACGCTACGTCTACGATGATTAATAAGAAAACAAACAGGTAGGTCACGACTGGACGCACTGAAGCCCGTAGGTTAATGATCCACTGAGAAGCACCTTTACCAATCTCGATGTCGTGGTTGTACATAGCCGTGCGTTCTTGGGCTTGGGTCTCCATCTGGACTTGTTCTGTCTTGATTTCTTCAATACGGGCTTGGGCTATATAGCCCGCTTCCATCATCTTTAGTTCCCGTTCCATCTGCATGGCGGCAAGCTCTAGTTCGTGTTTTTTATCAGCCTTGTCTTGGAAAAAGTCTAGGAGTTTAGGCAAACCCCCCATGAGGAAGGACAGCGCTGTGGATATTAGGGTAAACATTATTTCTTACTCCTTGATAACATGGTTGCAGCAATAAAAAGCATTGCTTTAGCTTGCTCTAAATCGGCTGGGGGTTTATCCCAACCAACGGTAATCTGCCCTACAAACCTACTGGGATCTGGCGGTACACTAATTCTACAGCCAAATGTCATTCCTTTTTCAATATACCAAAGCCCAATTTCTGACTGCGCAGCCTTATATTCACTACAAGGAACATTACCAGCCATTAAAGAGACTACATCTTGATTATTTGCTTGATTAGAAGTAAACAACCCTACATCCAAGCCATCATTCGTTTTATCCCGACCTGTCTTGGTATAGGCTCGATACTGGACTCTAGTGTCAAACAAAGGATTAACTTTAAATACTGCTACTACAGTTGCATCAGTTGTTTTAAATAAATGAACTGCAGCATCATCTACCCTATCTTCAACGATACTTGGTAGCTTCTGACTCTCTTTATAAGTGCCAACAATCAGTTCTTGGTTTTCGTAAAATAACCAACCGCCAAAAGTTAAAACCGCCATCAAAATAACTGCAAATAATTTAAACGGTGAGTCCACGTACGCCAGTAATTTAGATAGAACATCGTCTGGTTTTTTTATCACTTTTTACCACCCCATACAATAAAATAAGCTATCCATCCAGCCGCTAAGAAACACCAAAACTGCACCCACTTAACCTTTGACAGCTCCGCATCAAAATACTTGCGGTCCTCTTTTTCTAACTTTTCAATCTCGGCTTTAATGTCTATTAGCTTTTGCCATTCTTTGGTGCCGTACTTCTTAATAAAATCTATGCGTAACTGGTATTCCTCATCCGAAATCTTCTTGCGGTGTTTGTACTCCTCTAAGGCTTTAAATATCGCCCGTTCTTTCTTTAACTCCGCTTCTCTGCGCTCACGAATCTTGGCATTTGCCCGTTCCTTTGCTACATCTACCGCTTCCTTCTGAACATCCTCGATGTTCTTACCAATCTCTCGCCCAGCCTCACGCCCAGTCTTAAGCCCCTCGCTGATCCCCTTGGCACCAGCCGATAACCCGAGTTCGTCTGACATGATTCAATTTACTCACCCCAGAGCTTTGTACCACCCTTAGGTACAGAAGTAGCCCAAACAGATACAGATTGTTTAGGAGTAGATAAATCAAACCCACAGTCATTGCACTTTTGTGCGGCAAGCTCAGCCTCATCCACATCCCGCCCACAGTTAGGGCAAAGGACTTCAACCATATGACGGCACACTTTGGTACCGTCTTCTAACTTAATTGCTGGGTTTTCTGAAATCATATTAATTCCTTTTTATTTAAACCAGGGCCCAACCATCCAAGTCACAATTGACCTTCTAATACCTTTTGTAACGGGTTCCACACCGTGCATCATAAATGACGGGAACACTAAACATGTGCCGGGGTCTTGAGGTGGATATATTTTTTCGTGACCATTTTGTAAGAATAACTTGCCGCCCTCAAAGTCATTATTAAGAAACATAAGCACCGTTAATTTACGTGTTTCTTTATCGTCTGGTCTTATAAATGTATCTACGTGTGCCTTATAGTGACCATCTTTGTCGTACTTAAGATAATCGGTTTGATTGGAGTGGGTTACGTCAAACTTCCAAGCTTGTCGATTAGCCGCCATCCCCATACCAGCCATGGTTGCACCAATACCACGATATGAAGGTAAAGTAACTTTTTTTACATCACGAATTTCTTTGTTAATCACTCCGTTAAGACCTGTGCCAATCTGCGCATCGTCGCCATGTGTCTGTATCTCAAGACTCTCAATTAGTTTTTTAGCCGCTTCAGGAGTCATGGCATCAGAAAAATACCAGTAAGTATAGTCTGGTTCAGTATGGTGAGAAAGTTTAGGTCGCTTGTCGTACTTCCATTCAGTGTGTGGACCATCAGCATCTACATAATGCAAAAATACTTGGGCTTGCCATTTACCTTCTTTATACGGCTCACGCCAATGGTGCTTATCACACCCACGGTATAAGACTGCATCGCCCACTTCCATCATTATCTTAGAGGCATTGGCACCACCCTCATCACCCATATAGATAGGCCAAGGATCACCCTCAAATCCAAGGGTTAGGGTAGCGCTGATTTCACAAGCCGGACGATCCGTGTGGATCTTTAACTCTTCGCCGGGAGAATACAGACGAGCGTAAGCGTAGGTGGGGTAAAGTTTCTTACCGAACGCAGTTTCAAAGTTAGGAAGAAGTTGCTCTAATAAAAAGTCAAAAACGAATGCTCCATGAACGGCTTCGGATAGTGGGCACTGCGGATCTTTAACTGCTTTACCTTGTTCAATTAATTTGTGTAGTTCAGTTACAAGTTGTGTGCAATTTTCTTTATCTAAAAAATCTTGTAGATGTACATATCCTTGCGAGTTAAAAATATTAATTTGTTCACACATTTTAACTCCTTAGTTAGTATTGAGAAGTTTTTTCTAAATCTAATTTTCTGTTTTCATAACTAGGAGATGACGGAGTGCCATAGGGAGTATTTTTACCATCATAAAAATCAATTACATCTCCATTAATATCTCGTAACGCAAATACACAGTACCAAAGAGTTTTATCTTCTAGAGCTTCAAATGTGTGTCTATGCTCTTTTTTAATAACAATAAATGTTGGAGCACTAAATTCTTTAGGTGGAAATCCATCTACAGTTACTCTAACTTTCCCACTTACGAGCAAACTTACATGGTCAAAATCATGTTGGTGACCAGCATGCTTGTCACCTTGACACTTTAAAAAATTTTGCCGTACCCAAATATTTCCAAAATATCCTAGTTCACCATTCATGGCAAAATTTCCACAGGAGTTAAAGGAGGTTCTACATCCTTTGGCTTTTCACTAATAACTCCATTTTTGTAATACCAATAGTCTTCAACACAATCATCTGGGCAATTAGTCCAGTACAGCGGTTCAGCAACATCAAAAATTTTATCATCTGATTCTACTTGAGCCACTCGTACACAACCGTCAATTGTTGAATATACGGGTTCCCATATATCTGTTTGTGGGTTTTTAACCCAACTTGAAATCCAAGTCCAAGAAGAAACTTCATTAGGAGAAATAAGTGCTTTCATTAATAGAACTCCTCAACAATAACAATACCTGCGCCACCTGCGCCACCAGTAGCGCTGCCCGCTGTGCCACCCTTCGCAGATCCAGTTCCGCCGCCTCCGTAAAGCTGGCCTGCCGTTCCGTTTACTAACGGGGCTCCGTTAAATGGACCCCGTATACTAAAGCCACCAAAAGCAAATGCACCAGCACCGCTAAAACCCGTATCATAAATATCGGCACCATTACCTGCCCTACCAAAACCTGTACCACCTGAAACATTTATAGTACCACCTGACCCCGTCCCCCCGGCGGCGGTAGCTTCTATAGGAGCGGGACCAGCTGTAGCACCATTAGTACCCCCAGTAGCACTAACGAGCGGGCCAAAAGACGAGGTTTTAGAGGGAGCGGTACCAACAGTCACTGATATTGGACCCGGAACTGCTGGAGCATCAAGGTACCGAATAGCCCCACCTCCTCCTCCACCATTCCCACCCCCACTAGTATAGGCCGGTTGAGGAGTATTACCTCCATTACCACCCGCACCAATCACTGTGACTTTTATTGCTTTAAGCCCTGCGGGCTTTGTCCAAGTAGCAGGAGAAGTATAGGCCGTCATTATATAGTCACCACCTGCAGAAATTGCTTGAGATACAAAAACTGAACCATCTGATGTTAGTACGTTACCTGCTGTACCAGCTGCGGTTATACCTGTACCACCACGACCCACCGCTAAGGTGCCTGAAGAGATATTACTAGCATTAAGACTGGTTATATTAGCGCCAGAAAAAGCAGCTGAAGAAGACCCAGTACCGCCGTTGGCAACAGGGAGAACACCAGCCACATTGGTTTGCAAGTTTGCATATGTGGTTGAAGTTGATCCAGTACCACCATTAGCAATAGGTAAAGTTCCACTTACATTAGACTGTAAGTTTGCAAATGTGGTTGAAGTTGAACCCGTACCGCCGTTAGCAATTGGAAGAGTTCCAGTTACATTAGTCTGTAGGTTTGCGTATGTGGTTGAAGTTGAACCTGTGCCGCCTGAAGCAATAGGTAACGCAGACCCAAGAGTTAATGAACTTAAATGAGTGACTGCGTCTACAACTCCAGTACCTGTACTATATACCCACATTGTTTTAGCAGTAGGTACAGTAACAGTTGACCCCGATGCGTTTTTAACAACTACAGCGCCTAGTGACCCGTTGTTAACAAGATACAGTTTTTGAATACTAGGAACAGTCAAATTAAAGCCGCCACTACCACCTATATTAAGACGTAACGCACGGGCGTTTTGCGCTGCATTAGTATCGGTTAAAGAAAGAGTAGTGTCACTACTAACAGTAACGTCAACCGAACCAGTAATAGCCTGTTCAATGGCTATTCCTAAATTGTCGTTAGTTACGTTGCCCCAGGTTCCCGAGTTTTCCCCGGTCGCCATGAGCTGAATTTTAAGATTACTATATGTACTTGCCATTTATTGCTCCTA